CCGAGTTCGTCGCCTGCAGGACTTCGCGCAGGAAGTCGGACGGCTGTCGCTGCGTGCTCTCGCAGGGACTGAGCAGCAGCGCCAAGGACTGCACATACCCCTGATAATTGTTATTGCCGGACAGATTCGCGACGTAGGACGCCGGGAGCCCGAGCCCATGGTTCGGATCCGTCAGATAATCGACGACGATCTGGGATGGATCAGCGTCTACGATACCGCCGCCGATGTTGTAGCCCAGGAAGCCGTCGACCTCGAAGGTCAGATTCGGCATCTGTGCGGAATCGCCCAGCGATTTGTTCTGTGCCCCAACGTACGCAATGTGGTCGTACGGGATGGCCTGAGAGGAGAAGTTCGTCGACAGGTATGTCCATGTCGCCTGGCCGCCGAGCACCGCGCTCGCGCTGACCGAATTCGCAAGCCCTGGCGACCAGGTCGCGACACCGCCGCCGGTGATCGAGGCGAGGCGGAACTCCCCATCGCTGAAGGTAATACCCCAGTTGGCGGCGGCGAGCGGGAAGGAGGTGATCGTGCCGCCCGTGGCACCGGAGCTCGGCGCGCTGGAGAACGTGCAGGGTGTTCCCCCGCTGAAGGCCGTGAGGCCCTGCGCCGCGAGCGTGGTCAGATCCTTATCGAGCCAGACCGTCGTGATGCCGTTGATCGGCCCCTCGCATAGCGCTGCTGCGAAGGAGGCCGAGTACTGGTATCCCTGCGGGCTCCCGCCGCCGCCCTTGCCACCGCCGCTGTTGCTCGGCGTGGACTTGAAGCTGCCGTACCAGACCAGCGTGAAGGGCATGCGCTGGCGGCCGTAGAGCAGCGGCACGGCCCCGCCGTACTGGCTCGAGCCGATCTGGATGCCGTTGTAGCGCTGCGGCGTGACGGAGTTTGTCGGCCCGCTACCCATCGTTCAGACTCCAGAGGCTATCGAGCTCGCCGTGCTTGAGCGGCGCGCGTCGCTCGACGAGCTCCACCTGGCCGGCCGGCAGGTACGCGTGGATCATCAGATGGTCGTTCACGACGATCGCCCCGTGAGCGGCAGCGCGCCCGAAGCGGTACACGGCGATGTCACCCGGAAGCGCCATATCGACCCGATGGCAGCTCTTCTCAATCCAGGCGAGATATCGCTCCTCTGTGTGATGCAGATACCACTGGGCGGCGTATGGCCTGGGATCGAAGGGAGGCACCAGGCGGAGGTCGCAGTAGACGCGGACCAGAAGCATGGCGCAGTCGACGCCGTGTCCATTGACGTCCTGGCCGTGCTCATAACGCGTTCCTAGCCACGTCCGGGCTTCCTCGACGACGAGTTGCCGCCATGCCTCTGGAATTTCCATGCTCAGCCCTGGACCCGCCCTGAGGGGCCGCTGCGCGAGGTATTGCCGATCTGGGCAGCAATCGGCTGCGGGTTCGGCGGATTGCTGGTGCCACCGTCGTACAGGGTCTCGGAGACCGGCACGTACGGCGTGCCCTTGAAGTGGATTAGGTTCGAGAACTTAGCTGAGCAGGTCGCCTGCTGGTGATCGCAGCCGGGATAAATGCTGAAGGCATCCCCGGAGGCAATTGCATTCGGGAACGGCAGGCAGGTCTGCACGTTTCCACTGGCGTTCTTGTGGATCTTCACCGTGGCCTGGAAGCCGGAGTTCGCCCCGCTGGTGAACTTGATCACGCCCAAGTCGAAATAATCGTCCGCCTGGGTGAGCGAGGTATTGAACTGATAGGTGTTGCTTGGCGTGCCGACCACGGTCCCGGTGACGGTCAGGGCCGCCTTGGAGAGCGCGCAGCCATTGTCGTAGACCGTATGCGAGCAGCCGGACTGGAAGAGGTTGCGCGGCATCTGGACGTTGCTGCCCAGATACTGCAGGCCGTCGGCGACCTTGAGCACGACCTCCATGCGCCCGATCGGATCGATCGCGGCGATGTTGCCGACGAAGGCGCTGACCGCGCTGTAGGCCGCCGCATTGGGGTTTCCTGGTCCCGTCGGGACTGGCATGAAGAGCTTGGAGTAGCTGACCTTCGCGTTGTCCAGCAGCCCGAGGCGCGCGGCCACCGGAAGTGAGTAGCCGGCGATCGTGACGATGCCGGCAGGGTTGTCAGATTGCGCAGAGAGCGTCAGTTCCAAGGTCTGCGATTCGAGGCCGACCTGCTGCGTATAGGAATCGCGAGTGATAGTGAGCCCGGTCAGATAGCTGTTGACGGTGCCGGAGGGATAGACGGCGGCTGAAACTGGATAGTCCCCGCCGGTGAAGTGGTAGGCGAGACCGGATAGCAGCACGATGTCGTACAGGTCGTACTTGAGGTATGCGCCGCCCGACAGCAGTGTCTGCGTTCCTGCCGATGCCTGCTTCATAGCTTGATCGAGGTGAAGGCAACGTTCTTGCCCTTCCACCACTGATTGAGGAACTTGGACAGATCGAGCTTGTCCTCGTCGAACGCGCAGCGGTAATAGAACGATCCGGACCAGGTGAGCGCGTGCCCAGCCAGCGGCGCAGTCGAGAAGGTGACGATGCCGGTAGGCCCGATCACATAGCCGCTGCCGATGATGGTGCCGTTGTTGTAGAGAACCGGCGTGCCGTTCAGGTTCTGAATCAGCTCGCTATAGCCAGGTCCACCGGCATTCTGGTATTGCGCGACGAGCTGGAAGATCGTCGTGGTGCCATCGCCGGTGCCGAAGCTCTGCTGGTTGGAGGAGCTGAAAGTGTTGAAGTCCGGATCGGTGAATAGGAACGTGCCAGCTTTGCCCTGGCAGGCGTTGAAGAGCCCTACGATCGCCTTCAGGTCGGATGTCGTCAGGTCATCGCGCAGCAGCTCGTATTCCAATTCGAAGTGAATGGCCGGGTAGGCCATATAGGCAATCGTCGAGCGCTTGCGGGATAGCGCGACCTGCTCGCCGGTGTTCCAGATCGGCGTGCGTACGACGCCGAAGGCGAGCCCGAGGATATTGGCCGGGTAGACGAAGCTCGTCATCGGGTGCGCATGCCGCGCAAGTGCGGGCTGCCGGAGTTGTGGGCCTGGCGAATGCTCTTCGCGAGCGCATTGCGATTTTTGGAACTGGACAGCCAGCGCTCCACGCTGCGGCCATCCCATGCGTGGATATGCGTGTCGTTGCCATGACGCCCACCGCCGCGCCCGTCACCGAACGTGTTCTGCAGCCCCTCGCTGATGTTCCGCGGCAGCACCATTTCCCCGCCGTGCACCTGCGCCATGGTGTCGTATGGCACGATGCCGCCTTCAGCGAAGGAAAGATGGCTAGCGAGGTTGATGACTTCGGCCAGGATCGCAGCGCCCGCGGCCACGGCCAGGAACGGGCCGACATACGGAATGGAAGCCACCGCGCTGAATGCGCCGGCTGCCGCCTTATAGGCGTAGATGATGATCGACTTGAGCGCGGCCGCGCCTTCGATCGCCAGCGTCTCGGTAGCCGCGATGCTCGTGGAGGCGACACGAGCGGCATTGCCGGTGAGTGTAGCTCCGGTCTTGGCCAGCTCACTGGCCGCCCACTTCTCAGCCTGGGTGAGAGCGACGTGCTCGACGTCCTTGAGCACATCCAGCCCCATCCGGCGCACGGCCTGCTGGAAGCTCGTGGTGTGCGTGATCATGCCGTTGATCGTCTGCTCGAAGGCAGTGCCGATCGGCTTGATCGCGCTCTCCCACTGCTTCGTGAGTTCCTGCGCGGCCTTGGTATTGTTCTTGAGGATCTCGGCGGCGGTCTTTTCGCTCTCGGCCGCCAGTTGACCCTGGATCTTCATCTGCTCGGCGGCATTGCCGGCCGCGAGCGCTGATATTGCGTTGTAGTACCGACTGTAGGCAGCAAGCTGCTCCTGCAGCAGCGCGTTCTGGGCGCCGGCGTTCCCGCCCGCACTGCCCTGGGAGGCCAGCAACTCCTGGCGGATGCGGATCTGCTCGAGCGCGGCTTGCTTCTCAGCCTCAGCGGCGGCGCGCTGCTGCTTGACCTGATCGTCCAGGTACTTGCCGCTCTCCTCGATTTCCCGGGAGACCAACTCGAGGCGCTTCTTGTCGTACTGCTCGAGCGCTGAGGTGCGCTCTGCTGCGACCCGCTCCAGCTCTTCGGAGTGCGAGCGCTCCTCGGCCACCACAGCCTTGTTGGCCTCGCGGACCTTGTCGACCTGGTCGGAGCCGTAGTACTGCGCGGCAAGTGCGGCGTATTGCTTCGTGACCTCCAGGCGCTCGGCGCTCCCTTGCTTGAACGCGTCTATGGAGTCATGGACGGCCTCGACTTCGGCGAGCGTCACCTGGTGCGCAACGGCGATCTGCGCCTGGGCGGACTGCTGCGCGATGGCGGCCTTGGCATCCGCCGCCGCCTTGGCCTGCGGCACACCGTTGGCAGCCTCGGCCGCATCTGCGACCTCGCGATAATCATCGCTGAGCTTGGCGAAGCCGCTATTGGCCTCTGCGATCCAGACCACCGCTTTGCTGGCGGCGTTCGCAATCGCGGTCCCGACCTCGCCCCACCAGGCGTGAATTTCCTTCAGCCGCCCGATCTGCTGATCGCTTAGGGCGTTGATCTCGGCATCGCGAGCGGCCACGCCCGCGGCGCTGCCCTCATATTCCTTGAGGGCCTCGGCGGCCACGGCCATGCGGGCGCCGAGTTCCTTCGTGATTGCCGCCATCGTCTCCGATGCGGTCGAGGAATCGTTCAGCCGCTCATGCAGGACCTGCAGCAACTCGTTCGTGCCGAAGGTCTTATCCGCGATCTGGGCGGTCGTGATGCCCATTTCGAGCATCTTTTCGACCGCAGCCCCGGATCCGTCCCGAGCCGCGAGCAGCATCTGCACCAGACGCTCGGTAGCGCGCCCGAACTGCTCGGAGCTGACACCAGCCTCTTCGGCCGCGACCTGCATCGCTTGGAACTGCGCGGTGGTGACGGATAGGACTTCCGCCATCGTGTGGAT